TGAAGATTGATAGCTCCGCCTGTGCCGCTTCGATACGATTGATTGAGAGTGTCCACGATAACTCTTGACGTACCTTCCGGATCTATTGCTCCGTTGACGGTGATGTTATTGACGACGGTTGGAGTTGCAGCGCTAGTCGCTAGAGTTTGAGCATCTCTGGCGGCTTGTTCTGCGACCGAGAATTGAGGCGCATTTGGAACGATGATGCCCGGATGCTGCATGTCATAAAGAGTTGCGTCCGCTGCGTCGATGGCGGCCTGTTGAGCTGGTGTGTACAAGGGAACTTCGGGAATCACTACGACTGACTTTGTACTTGAGCCGCCGCCACCGCCACCACTACTCGAACCGCTTCCGCCTGTATCCGGCATCTTGAGCACTACTCCGCCGGAACCTGCCAAGTCTCCGATATCCTTTTGTGCGTTTTGAGCTGCGTCGTATGCGCCTTTGGATTGTGTAGCGGCTCCACCGCCGGAGCCGATGAGTGGAATATGCGAAATATCTTTGCCAATTTTGACAAGGTTGATTCCATCGATGACAGTATTGATTGCAGAGATCGCACCGTTAATCATAGGTTTCAATGCGCCGAGTATTGTTCCGATGACATCGATGACGACTCCTGCGATGTCTCCGATGACACTAAAGGCTCCACCGAGAACCTTTCCGATGAATGGAGCAAGAACGCGAATGACATCGACGAACGACTTGAAATTGTCCATGTTGTCTTTGATGGCTGTTGTAATACTTTCAAAAGCTGATTTCATTCCGTTAAAGACTGGCGTTGCGACTGTTTTGATTACATTGACGAAATCTGTGATCTTAGTTGTGAGGCCGCCTTTATCGCTTGAGAATGCATCTGATACTTTTTCAACGATTGGGAGAATGAAATCGGTGAAGTATCCGACCATCTTTTGAAGTATTGGCAAGAGTGCCGTTCCGATAGTTTCAAGAGATTCATCGAATGCAATTTTGAGACGATCCATTCGGCCTTGAAAAGTCTCGGCGTTCTTTTGAGCTGCACCGCCGAAAAGTTGCGAGAGTTTGTCCTGAGTCTCGGTGAATGACATCGCCTTTAATTCGGCCGCTGATAGTCCGATTCCCAGTTTTCCAAGTGCCAAACTGTTTCCGTCGTAGGCTTTACCGAGTGCATTGGCCACGCCTTCGAGTGGCTTTCCTGTTTGTGCCGAAATGTCTAGTGCAAGATTGAGAAGCTCTTGAGCCTTTGTCGAATCATTTGTGGACATCGCCAACCGAGACAAGGCCGGACGTAATTCGTCATCCGTGACACCTGTTGCCATCGATGTCGCCGTGATTTGTTTCTCAATCTCGGCTATCTGTGACTTTGTTGCTCCAGTTGCATTCTCTAACGCTGACGCCAATTTGACTTGAGCCGCTTCGTCTGCGATGGCTGACTGGACACCATCTACGAGAAGTTTCCCGGCATAGATCGCGGCGGCCGCCCCAGCCGCCGCGAATGCTAGTCCTGCCTTTTTGCCGTAGTCGCCTATCTTATCGCCGAAGCCCTCGACATCTTTTGAACCGTCTGTGAGATTCTTTTTGAGATTGTCAATATCGGCAAGAATGGAAAGCTTGAGAGTGCGTGAACCTGTTCCGGCCATTTAGTCCCACTCTTTCATGATCTTATCGAGTGCATTTTCCCACTTTGCCACGATCTCCGGTTGCAACGCGCGCAAAGTTGGATAAATAAACCAACCTGTCGAACCGCGACCCGTTGAACCTGACCAGACTGGAAACTGTTTTAATTTGTTAGATCCGAACTCTGTTCCGCCCCATAAATCCCTAGTAGTCGCACCGCCTGAGAACTTTTGACCAACGTAGCCGAATGAAAGCTCGCCTATCTTTGACGACTTGCTTACCTTTGAACCTTGAGCGATTCTGTCTGCGACTGCGCCTCGACCAGTTGCCGCACCTTGAATCTTGCCTTGAACGAACTCGGCTAAAGCTGACGATTCACGCTTTGCCGCATCGACGGCCTCTTCGTCCATCGCTTTGAAGCCTTTGAGAATAGATCGCAACTCTGCTCGATCATAAGTTATTTTCTCATCGTCCATTCCGAGTCTCCAATATCTCAACGGCAGTTAAGAGATCCTCGGCACTCTCCCAATAAGACATTGGGATTCCGGTAGCAATAGCGACCTCGATGAGAAGTCGGCTTACTGTTCCGGCGGCGTGACTTTTGGGTCTGCGTTTTCCACCTTTACATCTGCGACGGTTTCACACCATATCTCAAAGCCTTTGACCGGTAAGCCGGCCGATTCTCTTTTCATTGCATTCCAAGCCAAGAATAAGAGATCGGAAATACCGATCTTATCTCCAGCTTGAGAGATGGTGTGACCCGTCTTGTTTTCCCACTTTGCCCACTCTGGCGGCTGTGCTGTGTAAGTAGCGACGTCGCCCGAATTGAACTCGATTGTGATTGGTAGTTTCATGCTGTGCTCCCGTTTCTGTTAATTAGCTGAAAGTTGCGACTGGAGTGCCGACGACTGTCATCGTCCATGAATCAGTCTGTGCGTCCGGTGCTGTTCCACCAGCGTTCGGAAATACTGGCAAGACGTCAAGTGCAAACACCGCGCCTGTTGTGGTAGTTAATGAGACGGCTAAAGTTGTATTCGGCGCGCTGTTGGCCGCGCCCCACATCGCCTCAAATAATGATGATGCAACGCCCCAATCGGCCAAGAGTGCAACCGTCAAAGTCCATTGATCGTCGATGTGCTTGTAAGCCTTGCCGTCAAGTGTCTGATAAGTAGTGATGACCGGAGCGTTCGAGAGAACGACCGAAGTAGTTTGTGCGTCATAATTGACCGTCGCGAGTGTGAATGTGATCTCTCTCGCCGTGACGATTGTTGTTGCCATGATTGCTCCTTAGATTGTCTGTTGTGTGTAGTAAGTGGAGACCGAGAGATCCGCGACGAGTAAATTACTCGCCCCTACTGAAGTGATTGTCGGACGTTGAACGTCGCCGACGACGTAACCTGACGGCATAGCCGACAGAATGCTTATGATGAGCTTTTCTAAATTGTCAAGTGCTCCAGCGTTTGAGTTATACGCAACGGCGGCAGTCACAACGAAATTGATTTTGACTCGAACGGCTGAGTGTCCGATTGTTGTAGTTTCAAGGTATGGCGAATCGGGAACGATGACAACGGCTGGCGGAATGACGGCTTCGGGAACGGAAGAATAAACCGATGCGACGACGCCGGATAAAGCTGACGCTAGTGTGCCGCGAACGTTTGTCGCGATTGATGTTGGAGTAGGCATTTAGACGGCCATAGTTTCGACGTCAAGATATGGCGAGAGAAGTCCGACGACTCGATTGAGAAGTGATCGACCCATTCGGAACGGAGACGGAGCAAAGTCAACACCTTCGATTTGTCCGCCTGGAGCCACAATGGATTGAAATATCTCCACGCTGACTAAGAGAATTGCATTTTCGACGGCGGAAATGCCAGCGTATAAAGTTAAAGCGTCGCTTCCGGATAAGTAAGCAACGCCCGCCGGAATGACTCCGCGAACTGTGACATCGGCGTTGACTTTCGCGGCTGAGAATGTATAAGCGGAAACGATGTCATCTGTGACGGTAACTGTTGCGTTAAATAATGACGGAACGCATCCAGTCACGACGACGGATTGACCTGTAACGAATCCGTGTGGCCTTTGTGTTACATAATAGGCGACATCGTTTGTTAAATAAACGCCAGCGACGGCCGTTTGATTAGCAGTCAATAGCGGAAGAATTACATCTTGCGAGCTTTCAATAATCGAATCAAGGTAAGCATCTGAATAAAGAGAAACCGAGACGCCAAGAATGTCACGAAGCTGTGACGCTGTAACTAAATTTGGCATCTCGATTCCTTTCCCTCGACTGCTCGGCTAGATACGGGAGCGCACCTAGCCGATGATTGTTTTGTATGGCTTAGGTGAAGTTAAACTTTTGTCCACCAGCGCCGAGCTTTGTCGCAATCGCACCGTATGAATTGAGTGAGATTTCGACTGTTCCGTCGGATGGCTTATTGACATCCAAACGGAAGTTTGGAGACTCATACCAAGTGAAAGCGTCAGGTTGTAGAACGATCATTGATCCATCGCCTTCGCCTGTCACGATTCCTGAGTTGTCCACGAATAGATTGAGACCAAGAACGACGCCGACCTGAGTTTGACCAGTTACAAGACCAGCCTGATTCATTGGTTGATAAGCGTTGAATAGTGGCAATCCGCTTGAGTTATAGCCCATGATGTTTGCCCATTGTCCGGGAGATACGAGAAGATTCTTTGCGAATTTCTGAGTACCAGCATAAACGGCGGCGTTAGCGTGTGAAACGAACGCGATCAATCCTGCGGCTGTGTTTGCCCGTGCAGTTGCATCGGCTGTCGAATCGGCGAGAATCTGAGTCGCTGCGGCTGTTGTCTGTGACAATGCCATAGCTGACGCCATAATCATGAGAAGCTCATTGAAGAAAGCCGGTGAGCTTCGATCGATGATTTCCTGTGTCAAGATATTTCGTCCAGCGTAGCGGCTGATAGGGATTGAAAGATACTCGGATGTAACGTTTGTGTTTGTTACTGCTGCGCCTTCGGCGACTGGATCAACGACTGCGACCTGCGTGATTTTTGGGATTTGGAACTCAAGCCCTGCATCTGGAAGCGATCCACGACTAATCGCGTCGATTGCTCCACGAGTTGAGTTTGAAAGTCCGTTGACGATTTCTGTGAGCTGACGTGTTGGATTGAAGCCCGGATTTGTAGTACCGAGATCGTCATTCGCGGCCGCGACGTAGATTGCAGAATCTGAATTTGGATTGAGTGATGCTTTGATTGAGTGCTCGACCCATGATCCCATGTCGACGACTGGTGAACGTGGCTTTGTGTAGTGCAACGGAGCACTTCCGAGATTAACGACTTTGGAAGCTTCAACCGTTTCGGCTGTTGCTTCGGTAACGGTTGGAGTTGTTTCCACTTGCGTTTCTCCTTCGATTGTTGGATTTGTTTCTTCTGTCTCCGGCTCTTCCGGATCAGAATTTTCACTTGCCGCGATTGCGACTTTTGCGCTGGCGATGGCTGGATCTGTAACGAGTGAGACCTCTTTGAGATTGCTTGCAGTAATGACAAGAACTCCATCTACATTCTTGTACTTGTCGGCCATAACACCGACTGAGAATCCATCTCTCAAACCTGTCGAAGCTTCCACGAGTGCATCGCTTCCGGCTGTTGTATTACCAACGGAAAAGACCGCATCGATTCCCTCGGTGCTGACAATGTAAGACTTTAAGAATCCGATTGGAGATTCGCGACGATGTTCGAGAAGTAGCTTCGTCGTATCGCCAAAAGTAATTGAGTTAGGCTTGAAAAGTGTCTCTCCGGCTGACGTTGAACCAGTCTCATTCCATGTCACGATACGTCCAGAGATTTCGCGCTTCGGAAAGTCTGTGGCCGAGACTTTGATTGAGAAGTTGATGTTCATTGGATTTTCTTTCATGGTGATAGATCCTCTTCCATTTTTATTTCGTCGGCTGTCATGACTCCAATTTCGAATAAAGTTTTGTACACGTCCGCGCGCTCTTTTGCTGATCCGCGCAAGTAATCATCTAGATCGAATTTGACCTCTTGAGAAGCTGGAACGAAATCGTTAGCCATTCCAGTCATTGACAGACGCTCTTCGATTGCTGTCATGATTGGACGAAGTGAAAAGTCAATAAGAGATTTTCTTTGAGATGATGCGTTTGAATAAGTCATCGATGCAAGAGAATCGGCGTCAACGTAGTAAGCCGGAATGCCTGATGCTCTTGCTAACTCTGTTGCAACGTATGAACGCGCTTCATTG